TATCCGCTTGAGCCTATCTTTGCGGAATCTCCACTTGAACCTATCTGTGCGGAATATCCACTTGAACCTATCTGTGCGTAATCTCCACTTGAACCTATCTGTGCGGAATATCCACTTGAACCTATCTGTGCGTAATCTCCACTTGAACCTATCTGTGCGTAATCTCCACTTGAACCTATCTGTGCGGAATATCCGCTTGAGCCTATCTTTGCGGAATCTCCACTTGAACCTATCTGTGCGGAATATCCACTTGAACCTATCTGTGCGTAATCTCCACTTGAACCTATCTGTGCGGAATATCCACTTGAACCTATCTGTGCGGAATATCCACTTGAACCTATCTGTGCGGAATTATTGCCATTGTCATTTTCTATGCCATCTTCAATTTCCTCAATCTTCGTTTTCTCCAGAGTAAAATCTACGCAAGCCTTAATAAAACCTTTTAAGCCCAACTTGGCTTTAATGTGAAGCTTATTAGTTGCACATTTGTTTTCTCTTTTAAAAACTTTTCCCAGCGGCTCAACTTCTGCAAATTCTGAAATCTCGCCATTCTCGTTTACAAGAGGGTAATAGTCCAGTGTATCAAATGGATTTTCACAATAATGCATCACACCAGCTTCGCATATCTCATTTCCATTTTCTTCATAAGTAGTGTTCTCTTCGTACTGCTTACCTCTGCATATCATTCCTTTGTTAAATGCTTTATACCCTTTTACACTCATCAGCTTTCCTCACTTTCTCCACTTAAAATCTGTCCAACAATCTGTCTTAATTCATCGCTAACCCTGCTTACAGTCCAAAAATCCGTAGTATCAAATGCGTGAGCACAATCAAATCCAATGTACCACTTGCTTTTATCATCAATTTCAAGTGGGCTAGGTGCTTCTTTGTGTGCATATGTAATACCGCCGTGGCAATTTATACTTGCTGTGTTGATAGGCAACCTTTTGGAAACCTGCACATATCCACATCTATAAGCAGATTTACCCATATGTCGGAGCATTACATAACAGTTAAAGCCATTGAAATTGAATGAATGTTCTAATATAGAAGTCATATTATCCCTCCACAATCTCTAATTTCTCGCTATCATTTACAATTAGCATAATCAACTGACTATCTACCATATCAGCAACTTTCTTCTGATTGTCCGTACTAAGGCTTTCAGAATCATCTAAAATAATAGGAACTGATATACCACTAATCTTCTGAATTGAATTGCAAATATCAACTCTGCCTAAAATCCTATTACCCTTATTAGACATAGTTGTTAAAATGCTCTTTCCGTCAGCTGTAGGTATGCAACAGCTCTTGTAATTACCATTCTTGGCATATTCAAACAACTGCCACTTAACCAAACCGAAATGACTGTTTACCGCTTCTGTCAAGGCTTCGTTCTTTGCTTTGTCTAATTTATCAAGTAAATCAAGGATTTTCTCGGCATTAGCCTTATTCTGTTCAGAATCAATCCTTGTCTGCCTTAATTCTTCAAGTCGCTGTTCATCTGCTGCCGTATCGGACCTTGCAATCTGGCTTTCACATTCTGCTAACTGCTGCCTTAAAGCTGTTTCCTGTGCCTTTAATTCTGCCTTAATCGCCGAAATATCATTAGCCTTGTGCATAGCTTCTTCTCTTTCAGCAATCTTCTGTTCAAGTGCCTTGTATTCTTCGGTGGCTGACACATCAATTTCCTGCGGAAGTTCTGATAACTGCTTTTCAAGGTCTGCTAAATCCACTAAATGTTTTTCTAACTTCTGCTTTCTGTCGGTCAGTTCCTGTTCAGCTCCAACTAACAATCCTTTGACTTCATCAAGCATTTTCTTAGCTGTGTTGCCCTTATTGGTAATTCTGCTAAGTTCAGTTTCTTTATGTGCCTTAAAATCTGCCTTTAGTTTCTCTTTCTTTTCCTCTGGGTATTCCTGTTTACAATAAGGGCAAATAAGATTATTCTCGTCAAATACACGCTCTTTTTCAGCTTTCCATTCGGTTCTGCTATCATCAAGTGTTTTCTGATATTCAGCTATCTTGTCCTTATCAAAACTAACAACATCTTCTGCGTTGCTGATTGACTTCTTGCTATCCTCAATCACATAATTAAGGTTACTAATCTGTGATTCAAGTTTTCTCCTAGCCTTGATATTTTCTTCATTAGCTTTGCGTGACATATCGCCAAGTTCAAATTTGAGATTAAGAATATCCGAACTAACCTTGTCATATTCAGCCATCAGCTTATCATTGTCAGTCTGCTTTGCCACGCAATCAGCAATCTGTTCTTTAAGGCTGTTCTTCTGTAATTCAAGGTCAGATACTTCAATAGTATGTTTAAGCTGTATATCTCTTTCCTTTTCCTTAATCTGTCCGTCAAGAATAGGCAAATCCTTTGTAATCTTGGTCTTGGTAGCCTTATTCATAGCGGATAATTCTTCAACTGTATATTTATTAAGTAAAGGAACTAACTCGGCTAATTCGGCTTTCTGTGAAGCTATATCAAGGTCTGTAACATCTCCTACAAGGCTGAATAGGTATTCTCTCATTTCTGCCGGTTTCTGATTAAGAAATGCGTTCACATTACTGCACATCTTAAATACATTCATATCCACGTCAAGGTACGCATTGAAGTCCTTTAATGTCTTAGGCACATCATTGATGAAATACTTGTTATCATCCTTATAACTGCTGCCATCTTTGCTGTAAGTACGCTTCTGCACTTTCTTCATAGTGATTTCTTTTCCGTCAATATCAAGTGTAAGTTCAACGCTTGTGTCCATATCATCAACAGATACTCCGTCAATTTCTCTTCTGACTACTGGATTATCCTTTAACTCATAATCGCAGTTAAACAAGCACCACAGATATGCCGTGGCTATTGTTGATTTGCCGACACCGTTCTTAGCCATAATTTTTGTAATGGCATAGAAATCAAATTCTGCGTGTGCATAGCACATAAAGTTTTCTAATACTACTCTTTTTAAAGTTGCTCTCATAAACAATATCCTTTCCTTATTATATATTCATAACAAATACGCCATCTTCAACTTGAAAGTTATCAATTTCCCTATCCGCATAGGCTGAATACTTAGCTTCCTCAAACGAACCGTTAAAAACTGTTCCTTGCTGTGGTGTCCATATCTGGCATGTAACATCTTCATCAATAGCCATACTTGCTAAATCTCTAACTGTAATATCACTATGCATTAGCTTCGCCCTCCTCTACATAATCAATTCTGCTTACTGATACTTCATAAGCAACCCTTGTTTCAATCTCATTGTCACTTATCTTCTTAGCGTACTCTCTGCTCTGGAATCTTCCCTGGATCTGAATGTGTTCTCCAACTTCAAGTCCACCCGCAAATCTTGCATTTCTTCCCCATGCTATACATGGTATGTAATCTGATTTGCCATATGGTCTGTTAACTGCAACTAATATATCTGCAATCTCTCTACCCTTTGGAGTACATCTGTATATAGGTGATTTACAGATGTATGCGTCAAGCATAACTGTATTGATATTTTCTTCAAATGGAAGTTCGGTTGCGTCCTGTGCTAGTATTTCAAGTTCTCTTGCAAATACCGATAAAATCAGCTTGCTCTCCACATCATCAATATGCCTGTTGAAGCTCCTTATCTGCCCTGAAACTGTGACAACCTGTCCTACTTTGATTTCTCTGATATCAACAAGTCTGTCTGATATCATTACCGGTAATGTATCTTTGTTACCACTTGTTCTTGAACACTTGAGCATGAATACATAAAACCCCTCGCCAAGTACTTCATGTGAATATTCTGGCTCTCTCTCAACTACTCCTGCTAATGTGATATTGTTGTTATTAATTGCATTTTCCATTTCTTTCTCTCCTTACTTTAATATGTAACTTCCTATCGGTACTTTATCCATTCTTTCAATCAGATGGATTTTGCAGCTGAAAGTATAGAACTTTCTAAAATCCTTTTCTCTCATGGCTCTCTGCCTGCTTCTATTCAACTTAATGATTCTTTTTATGCTACTCATTGGCACTCTCCTCTCTGGTTCTGTAATACATTGTTGTAAGAAATCCTTTTGTTGTTAAGCAATCGTAATTCTTCCATACCTCAAGGCTATGATTTGCTGTCTTAACAGCATTTCTTACTGCACTTCCAATAGAATCCTTACTTTTGCCGTATTTCTCGGCAACTTTCTTAATCTCGCCATCTATTGCTAATGCAGAATCAAGATTGCTCATAATATCAACGATGTATGCATAACCTTTTCTGTTAGAAAGAATACCTAAGTTGAATAATTCTTCTCTTATTCTTTTCTCCATAAACAAACTCCTTATCTGTAGCAAAAGTACATATTCTGCACTTTCTTATAAACGCCGCTACCTTGTTTAAATTCAGCTTGATACAACACATTGCTAGGTATGTCATATCCGCTTATTAATAATTCTTCTGCTATTCTCCAACATCTTTCTGTTGGTTCTTTGTAGAATCCACTGTTTTTAAGTTCTGTACATTGATATTGTCCTGATTGATAGATAACTTCTTCAATGCTGTTAGGAAAATACTCACTCTGTACTCGGTTCAAAACAACGGCTCCTGCAAGATATAGCATTTCATCATCGTTGCATGTCGCTCCGCATTCACCCATCAGCAAATGTGCCATGAGCGATAACTCATATTCATCAACACTTATCTCTCCAGTTTCAACCTTATAATCAACATGTGAGTTGTAGCATTCACTTAACACTGCACTCTGCTGATTAATCTTAGCTTGCGGCTGTACCGGTCTTAGAATCAACGCTATAAGGCTAATTCCTGCCAGTGTTGCGGATATGTTAATTATCTTTTCTTTCATATCTTCTCCTACATGTTTGTATCATGTACCACTTCGGCAAGTGCTATTGGCAACAAATAGGTGTCGATGAATTCGTGTACATCAGCCAAGTATTTTCTTTTAATACTCTTGTATGTCGCCACGCACCCGAATTCGCGTTTTAGCTGCTTGTATATATCAGAATATACTGAACCGCGAATACCACCGTCTTTGTACGCATTGCTGTCCTTTCCGCCAAGTACTTCAATTCCTTTCTTTCTAACATGTTTCTGCACTTCTTCAATCTCACAGCCGTAAAGCGGAGTTTCTTCTTCGATACTGGTTATCTTATCTTCAACCTTATCAACTCTCTCTGTAAGTTCTGTGTTGCCCTGTGCCAATAATCTAATCTGTTCAGATGTTGTCAAAGGCTTACTGTAACTTCCTGTCTTTCTGATTGACGGAAGAACTTCTGATGTAACCCATTCTGTAAATCTCTCTGCACTTTCTTTACGGCTCTGAAAGATTGCCTTGTAAAGATTGCTCTCGTTGATGTATAACAGCTTTTGTTCTCCACCTTTTGTAAGGGTAGGAATACTGTTCACACCCTTTGGGTTTAACCTCTCTTTAACCTTTGATGGCTGTGTAAGTTCCAATGCCTTGCATACATCAGCCAAGCAAAACATAGGCTCATCATCTTTAGTAATGGTTCGGATTTCTCCAAACTCTGAATTGCTAAAAATCTGTAGCTCCATAAACATTCCTTTCTAAATAATGTGTGATATATTCTTTTTAAGGTGCATTTGAGCAATCTGCTCATCCCTACTCCTTTTTAGTAACTTATAAAGTTACTTTCTTTGCAAAAAAAATTTCCATAGGATTTTCAATATTCAAATTATCAATCATAATCTGAATTTCATTGCTGCCAAAAACGCCCTTGTGCATTCGTAAATAGAAAGTCTTGGGCGTTACACCTATCATTTGTGCAACTTCTGTCTGCGTTTTTCCGTTTTCAGCTATAATCCCACGAAGCTTATTTGTATCAACCATCTTCTCATCTCCTTTCCAACTTCGTAACTTTTGAAGTTACTCTTATTATACACCGCAAAAGTAACTTGTCAAGTTATTTTTTTCTTGACTTGTAACTTTTTTGTGCTATAATCAAGTTACCGATAGGAAAGGAGGAAACACTAATGATTAAAACTGTTGGAGACAGAATTAAGGAACAAAGAGAACTTAATAAAATGTCGCAAGTAGAGTTAGCTAAGAGGATGGGCGTTTCTAAGCAGACATTATATAAGTATGAAAACAACGCAGTAACAAACATTCCAAGTGATAAAATTCAGGTTGCCGCACAGATTCTTGATATTTCTCCATCATATTTAATGGGGTGGGAAGATAATTTATCTACCGATAATGCTGATATCATTCCCGACTTAATGTCAGATAAAGAATTGTTGGATAGTGTTAAGAAATTGATAAAGCTCAATAAAGAACACCAACAAACTATATTTGACAATATAGCCTATTGGTATGAGAAAGAGGGGCGTTAAACGCCCCATTTCTTTTTGAAAGATAAAATTAATTCATATACAAATTTTAAAAAATTGTTATTGCTACAATTTTCTATTAATCCGATAATCTTTTGTTTGTATTCCTCATTCTCCATATATCCCCCTTATGCACGATTTAACACTGGTAGCGATGGTGTTATTATAGAACATTTGTTCTTACATGTCAACCTACCCCCAGTAGATTAACAGTTTTCAGCGGTGACACTGCCAACGCCAATCAAACAGTGCCACCTAGCCGAAACTTGAAGATTTGTCCGAACTCTCTCGGACAATTATTATTATAAATACTGATAATGTAAAAATCAACTTAAAGATATCGCAAGTTTCGACAACATTCGACAAATTATGCACATTGTGATATGATTAGTAAAATTAAATTTAAGGGGGATTTGTCTATGGCAAAGAGAATTGTAAGCATTATGCTTGTCATGTGCTTATTGAGCCTTGTAGCGTGTCAGAATGGTGCTTCTGATAGTAATGTTAAAAGTACCAGTGAAGTTCAGACAGAACAAGAAACATTATTATCAAGAGACAAGAGTGTATATCCTGGTGATATAACTGTTGAAATGCTCAAGCGTACACCTAATAAGTATATTGATAAAGAATTCAAGTTGACAGGCAATATTGTAGCAGAATTAAAATATGATGGGGAGGTCGAAGATAAAGACGGAAATACGCATACTGGTGAAGAATCCAGTGAATATATTGCTTGCTATTATTTAGCTGTTAATGGCAATAATGATGATACTGTTGTTTTGACATATTATAGAGACGATTTTGATTATAATTTGCTTGTTGGCGATAATGTGACAATGTACGGAACGCTTCTTGAGGGTGGTATGGAATTTAAGAAAACAAACGGAACTATAACGACCATTCCTGCTGTTATGGCTGTTATGATAGATTTGAATAATTAAAATATTACCGGGAGCATTGCACTCCCGGTATTTTTATTAAGGTTAGACTAATTCACAATCGGCTATATTGACTGCAGCAAACAGTTCTCCGTCATGCACAAGTACAACTCTGTCGCCACTTCTTTCTGATACTGTATACTCATCAAACCAAGCTTTGATAGGTGTACCGTCATAATCAGTATCGCCAACAAATCTCACTGTGCTACCCTTTTCAATATCTTCACTGAATGGAATATCTGTAGGTGCATCATCAGAACTTCCTCCGCCGACAAATTCAAGGTTAGCAATATTGACAGCGGCTGTGATTGTTGTACCGATACCTATAACAATTCTGTCTCCGTCCTCTTCAATTACATCATATTCATCATAATATACCGCAAATCTTGCACCGTCATAATCAATGTTATCAAGCACTCTGACTTTCTTGCCGTCACCGTGGTTTACTGTATCTGTGTTGACATCATTTTCATTGTCATAAATGCACTTAACAAGACTGATGTTATCCTCATCAATAGCAGCGGTAGTTACGCCATCAACACCGATAACAACTCTTCTGCCACTAGCCGATAAGACACTGTACTTATCATAGTAAGTGCCGAATGGCTCGTTATTATCGTACTGAATAGCGTTAATAACCTTAACTGTATCGCCTTTATGATACTTAGTGTCTGGTACTGGCTTATAGTCTGGCACCGTTACATCTTCAACAACATGGTCTGTGCAATAATCAGTGTAACAATAGTTCTGGTCTACTGTCTGTCCGTTAATCTGTGTGTCTCTAAGATAATTAACACTTCCGCCAAACTGCCACATATCATAATCAACAGCGATGTTAGGGTTATTGCTAGAATACTTAGCAACCCACACAGCATAACCAGCTTCTTTTACTCTTGAAATGTCTACATAATTGTTAATGCAGTTCTCATATGAGTATAAGCCGACATTCTTATATCCTGCATTTCTCATTTCATTAAGGAATGCCATAATAATGTCTGTAAGGTCGTTGCCAGTAACCATGCCTGCTTCAACATCATAGAATACTGGATAGCAGAATGATTTAACTGCTAAAAGCTGTGCAAAATATCTGGCTTCATTTACAGCTTCATCAGCACTTAATGCGTTACCAAAGAAATAGGCTCCCTTGTGGATTCCTGCACTTTCCAACTTGTTATAGCTATTCTCAAACTCTCTATCTTCGTATAAGCCATCATCAGCACCGCCTGCCTTGATAATAGCAAAGTCTACACCCTCATTATCCTTTGCACTTTTGAAATCAAAGTCTCCCTGCCATCTTGATGTGTCAATTCCGAATAATTTACTCATAAATTTACCTCCTAAATTCAGAAAAATGTGTATCAAAAAGCACCCCAGTGTTTCCACTAAGGTGCTTAATTGCGAATATTATATTGTTAATGTTATGCGACACTGCCAACCTTGCGAATTGCTTCTTGTAGTTCGTCATGTTCGATAAGAAAATACCTTACATCTTTTTCTGTAATTTTTATCAATACCTTATGTCTTATTTTCATTCCGCAACTAAACAGTAATAATATTAAATACGACGGTACAATTACTAAAGCAGTCTCTGAAACTTAACTAAATATAAGTGAGCCTGTAATATAATCACCTTTTTGAAATTCACTTGTAGCCCATGCTCCTTTATTACCATCTTTTGTATAATATCGAGCAAAAGCATAATGCTGACTTGCAGAGCTATATAATAATGTCGCTCCATAGCCTATCAACTTTGCTCGAACTACACCTGTGGCATCATAAGGAGTATAATTGCTTTCTAATATCTTACTAAAGCTAATACCCATATTTTCAAGAACTGTTTCTATGTCATAATATCCTGTAAAATTATTCTGTGCAGAATCTGCGGTTTCAATTTTTGAAGCAAAGTATAAAATCCCTGTTTTGGTAGATTTATTATAATAGCAATAATTATAGCCATAACCTTCAAGAGTACCATTTATACTTGCAATATTTTTGCAAAAAGAGTTTTTAACGTCAATATTGCTGTTTAATTGTGTAATCTCGTTACGAATATTGCTAATCATGTCATTGTTATTCTTAATTCCTGCGTCCATTATATTTAAGTTTGCTGCACTAAGCGGAGTGCTTTTATTTGGCGATTGTTGCCAATTTACACGGCTGTACGAAAGAAATCCTGTTAAGCTCATAATTTACCTCCTAAAAATAAGAGTGCAGGTTTAAACCCACACTCTCTGATGATTCACTCTGTTATTGTATCTGTCGTATCTGAACCGATTGTTTGCTGTTCACTCTTTAACAGCTTATTGACTTCCGATTTAAAATTCTCATAATCATTATCGCATTGTGTCTGATTTGCAAGGTATAATTCCTTGTTAGTAATTGTCTGACTAATTGTCAATGAACCAGTTTCTGGTACAGCCGCATACATTGTCATGGCTGATTGACCGTTAATCACAGATGTTCCACTTAAATTTGTTGTTTTCGTTATACTTAACATATTCTTACCTCTCTTTCTAATTGCTCCATGTACCTGAATCCCAGTCCCATGAAGCTACCACTGTATTGTCTACATATATCCTTAGTATTCTATCACTCCATGTAAATGATATTGGGTTATCCATACACAATACTGGATTGCCATACATATCTCGCGGATTATTATATATTTGTATATTAGATATCGGACACATCATAAGCACTGACGAAGCCACTATTAGTTCATTTGCATATATCTCATTTGATTTGATAGATTGTGCGTTCAGTGCGTAATCACTATCCGTTGAATAATTGCTATTTCCACCATCAATTGTCATATAAGATAAATATGCGTCTCTGGATTTAACACTGTCTGTTTTTAAGCCATTAATTCCAATATATGTCTCTCTTTTCGTACCCCACATATCTGTACCAGATATATTAATTACTTTATCTAAATTAGCAGGGTCTATATTGGCAGTTACATTTGACAGTTGTGCAATTGCTGATGTCGTATTATTATATGTCTCTAATCCTAAGTAAAATTTTTTAGCTTTGACAAAGTCAAATAAGTCAATTGTTCCATCTCCATTGAAATCATACAGGCTTTTACTCAAACTGCTTGTTGTCCCTGCTTTAATTGCACCACTTATTGTATTAATCACATTGATGTCTGGTGGAATATATACTTGAACTGTTGATGATAACTTATTTTGCTCAATACTCCAATTTCCTATTGTTCCAGCCCTAAATGTTGCTCTTCCATCTGCTGAAATAGTAGTATTAGTAGATGTAAGCGTGAACAGATTCCCGTTAATATTAACAGACTTATTACCACTAATATTAATTGTTCCACTTGCATTAAGTGTAATATCATCTGCAATAGCTTCAATTGCAGATTTAAGTTCTCCGCTTGTCGGGTCTTTTTTGATATATGCTTCAAGGCTTGCTGTTGTAGCATAGCTTTTAAGACTGTCGGTTGTGGCATAACTTTCAAGGCTCTTCTTTGTAGCGTAATTATTAGACACTTCTAACTTAATACTATTGCTCTCTGCACTAATTGCCTGTGTAATAGCATTATTAACTTGTACAGTGGTGCTATAGTTGTCTCTTATATCAATCTGTGTCTTACTTAATTCAGAGCTGATTGTATTAAGATTCACCTTTAACGCGGCATTTTGATTAAGAAGATAAGCGATTTCGGTTGAAGATATTTCTTTCCAACCGTGCGTTCCGTCTATTTTTTTAATCCAACGCCACGCTCTGTTCTGTGCTTCCCAATACGCTATAATGCCTACATAATTATCATATTCTGCTTCTGTGTATTCCCATGTGCTATCACTAGGGTATCTATCATCGCTTGGATATATAGGTACACTCCACTCATTAGCTGGATAATTATCCTTAGTCGGCTCGTATGTCACCTGATATACCTTGAAATCATCGTTGAGTTGCTTGTAAACATCTCCTATTTGCACACCGAAGCTATCAAGCGTACTTGTAACTGTATTGAATTTGCTTTCGATAGACTCTCCATTGCGAATATCAGTCCACCACAACTTTTGGTCAATAAAATCTTTAGATTGCTTAATAGCCGAACCCCATAATGTAGAATTGCCGCCAACGGTTGTCTGAATACTCTTAAATACGCTATCAAGGGTTTGCTGTTCACTATCAACATATATCTTCGTTGAATTAAGCGTGTGTGAACCATCATTGTTGATAACATTGAACAGCGATTCTATATTTAACTTGCTTGCGGCAATATCAGCATTATCCTTAACCATATCATCACGGATAACTTGTCGTTGAATACCTTTGTCTGTTAATCCAATAGCGTCAAACATCAAATTGCCTGATTTATCCCAGATATACATGTTGTAATCTGAATTAGCGTCTTTACCTATCTGAACCCTAACCCTATTGCTGTCAGATATTTGAATTGTATTGTCTTTCCACTGTGACTTGCCATCTTCGCTGTGAACAAGTACATTAGTAGTATTAATGTCAAGTGCTGTGATTTTGCTTGCGTCAAGACTATCAATCATTGCTGACTTAATCTGCGCTTCTCCCAAAACAGCAATAACAGAATTAGAGAAATCCGTTGTTATTGTTGTTCCTGTTGCTGAACCGAATATTAATGTCTTGATATCAGCTACACTTGCGTCAAGTATGCCAACTTTCTCATAGTCTACTTTAAGATTTGCAATATCCGCATTAACAGCCTTAAGGCTTTCCACATTAGCATTAATGATATCTGCATATGTTGCATCTAGTTTATTTGTTTTAAGGTTGTCAATATCAGCATTAACAGCCTTTAAGGTTTCAATGCTTGCGTATCTGATATCAGCTTCATCAACAGATAGCTTATTGATAAGTGCTTTATTTACAAGTATCAAGTCGGCGTAGTACCGCTCCATCTGCTTAGTAATAGGACCAGAGGCAACGCTTGTATTCTCTGTGTCAGATTGACCTATAGATGTAACGGTATCCATAAGTCCGCCGTCACATTCGTGCGTAATCTGCATTATAGGCACTTTGTAATCAGCACCGCCCTTATTGACAGTTATAATGTCTCCGACTTCCAATCGGTAATCACCGACAAACTTAACTGTAAGCGGTCTGAACTGAAAGTCGCCTATCTTCTTATAGATTTCATCAAGAATTGTCTGTGTCATAAACGGATTGGCAAAACTAAGCCCTGTCGCTCCGTCACCAGAAGTAATCTGACTTTGTTCTGTAGAACCGCTTTTGGTATTGTTGCAAGTCAGCTTCTGTATGATAAAATCCTTGCTTGTTGTAAATGTAACGCCCTGCTGATAATACTTATGTCCATCAAGTACATAACCGCTATCCTTATACCACCTTAATTCAAGGTTTCCATCAGAATTAATTACCGCGTTACAACCTTGTAGCATAGCCATATAACCGATAATTTCTCTGTAGGTATATCCTTGTGGTTTGTCGCTGATAGTATGTGCTGTGACTATATTTGTCGCTAAAGATATACCTAACTTGCCGCATATCTCATTAAGAATAGCTTTATCTGTGTTAGGAAATGTCATATCAGAAAAATAAGGCATATCAGCCTTATACATTCTGTCGTATGCTTCGTAGCTTGTATATTCTCCGTCACTTGTCTGCTTAGTAACTGTAAATATTCCTAACTGAATATATTGTATTTCTTCATTTACCTTAACGCCCTCAAATACAGTAATTTCCTTGTTTTCGAGGCTTATTGCTGGCATATAAATAGAAAAGATAACACTGCTACTGCAAGTGTTACCTATCGTAATTTCGTTATTGGGATTTATCATGTTTTGGAACTTGAAATTGTTAAGTGTTTCAGTATGTTCTTTTTCATCAACAACATACTTGGAATAGTATCTTGCACTATTTCCCTTAATAATTTCCGTCATAGCTGTGTCTAATATCTTCATTCTACACCGCCTTTATTGATTAATTAATGGCTTATCATAAATTCAATTGAGTATAATTTAGCTGGTGTAATTTCTTCGCATTTGTCGAATGCGTCCATAGGAAGCATTGTCATGTCAGGCGCTTCAATCTCTTGTTCATTGATTTCCTGCAATTCTTCCTGTAACTTCTTTAAGTTCTCTGATGTAATCTGATACTGATTATCGTTAATAACTGGATTGCCGCTGTCGTCCTTATCTGCATACTTAACCTTAGTATCTTCTATGGTCTGTAGCGTTGCCTTGTACAGCTCTTCTAACGCCTTAATATTGCACATAACAGCCATGGCAATTCTGCCTGTAGTCTTGTCATGCGATATGTTGCTCAAACTCTCAAATCTGTCTATTAACTCACTTGTTTTAAGTTTCATGTGGAACCCTCTTTCTATTTCTGAATTAAACTTAATTTTGCTCCGACTATAAGTCCGTCCTCATTCTTCGCCCTTGTGAGATACGGATATGTCACATCTCCTGTGTATATTGTCATTTCCTTTTGTTGACCGCCTAAGAACAGGACTTGTGCTGTTGGGAATGGGTTATCTATGTCGCTTACCACATTATCAAGCAATAGTGCTTGCTCACCTGTTAATGGCGGTAATTGAAGCTCAATCTTGTCTTTGAGTGCTACAATAGTTCCTACCATTTCGCCGTAGTCATTTCTTCCTGTATTTTTAGACCATATCTTATTTCTGCTGTATGTGTAGCCGTTATATGCTACTGGGAATCTAACCCCCTCAATCACAACTGCGTCAATCAATCAAACCACCCCTTTCAAGGCATTAAAAAAGGAATGCACCATTTCTGATACATTCCTTAATATTTCTATTGCATTAATTCAATTAGTGTTATATAATATTTGTGCTGCTTGTTTAAGCGGTATTGTGACTTTTGGCTGTCAGTTGTCGGGCTGACAGCCTTTTGTTTACCAAAAAATCAGCCCACATCTGTTACACACAAACCTATGCTGTGAATAAGTTCCACCTTGTTGCTTAATCTTCTCTTTCTTATTAACCAATGTAAACGGTCTTAAAGGATTCAGATTAACAGTATATCTTGTCTTAGTTTTCTGCGGTACAGTTGTTGTAATCTGTGTGTGAGAGCAGTCCCAACTCCTACATCTTGGACAATATACTTCAACTAAGCCGTTTTCTGTCGCTCTGTACACTCCTTTAAAGTTAGGATTTAGCGGGCGTTGAATTTGTGGTTGTTGTTTCTTCTTCACTCCTATTGCTTCTAGCATTTCGTTTAGTTCTTTTTTCACTGACATGCATATTTCCTCTACTGTAATTCTAATGTTAATTTCATAAGTTTTTTATCATCTCCCAGTGGCGTTACTTCTAAATCAACATTACTTTTATCTTCTAGTATATATATCCTTGCAACTGTAATATTTGTATCTGTCTGTAATTCTCTTGCAATATTATTGTATTCGTCAATGTCAAAACTAACTAACGGATAGTCGAGTTCTTTGCCGTTCTGAAAACATGTAACATTATAATTATATGCAAAGGCTGTGTTATCTTCTGAATTGTTTGCAAAGTCAAAATAAACAACAAGAACTTCTCTGTCATTGCTATCTGTAATTACTTCGTGTTTGAGGTATTTAAGCGTTGTGTCATCATTCGTTGCTGTGTCTGTATCTTGCTGTGTTGCACTGGCTTGTTTCGTAGCATTAACATTGTTACTGTTGTTACCACTTCCGTTGCTAAAAGCGACTATCAGAAATAGTGTAAATGATACTATTGCAAAGTAAGAGCCTAAGTGCCTTTGTGACTTGTCGCCTTTACTTTTAATTAAATCCACAATAGCCAATATAAAGCCTATTGGAATTGTAAATATAAATAGTGCTGTTACTGCCGCTGCTATGCTTAGTTTACTGTCTTTTTTCTTTGCTTTCTTTTCTGCCATATTGTGTTGCCCCTTTGCTTTTATTTTATAGCAAAAGAATAACACAATACGCAAATTTTATCAATATGGAAAAGCCGCTTGCCCTGTCATATTAGTGTAGTTATTAGCTTTATCCTGTACCATTGTAAACAATTTATCAGCGTCACCTTGTAATGTTATGTTTACATTGTTGTTAGCTTCTGACATAGCCGCTACAACCGCATTGTAAACCGCCGGATAAACTGCATTGGCAATACCTGTTGTGATTTCCTGCTGATTGGCTACCGCTGTTCTTCCGTCCATAGTACCAACCATTTCGGGTCCAATTTCGTTTGCGACAAACAATTGTCCTTTGCCTGGGAATCCGCCGTTTGCATACCAATCAATACTGACTTTTGGCACTCTAGGCGGTGCAAGACTAAATTCTCCGTCAATCTTAAAGTGTGGTGTATCAATGTGTGGAAATTCAAGTCCTAAATCATTCCACCACTGCTTAAAGCTGTTCCAAGCGTTCTGTATCTTAGTTTTAAAATCTTCGATAGCCACAGAAATGCGTTGAAGTGCTGGTTTGCTATCCCACCAATCTACAACATCATCCCACTTCCCTTGAATGCCTTTTTTAATTCCGTCAGCCAAGCTTTCCCATTTTTCCTTAGTAAACCACGGTTTCACATCATTGCTCCACCAAGAAACAATTGCAAGGCTGTTCCACCAACCAACGATTGAATCCCATTTTTCTTGTATTCCTAATTTCATTCCGTCAACAGCGTCAACCCATGTATCTTTTTCAAACCACGGTGCAACATTATTATTCCACCAGCTAACAATAGCTGTATTGCCCCACCAATCTGAAAAACTGTTCCATTTTTCGCTTAAAGATGTTTTTATGTTGTCTCCCAGTTCTCCCCATTTCTCCTTAGTAAACCATGGTGCAACACTTGTAGTCCACCAATTTGCTATATCATCTTTATGTCCAAATGTGATAGTTTCTATCACTCCGTCAATAAAGCTAGGTAAATCTTCAAATGGTGCTTTTATAAGATATGCTATTTGGTCAAACATTGACATATCTATTTTCTCGCCTGTTAATTTTTCATTGAGCCAATTACCTAAATTAAATCCAGCAATAGCAGCTACTATTCCACCTACTATTCCAGCACCTATAGTTAAACCTATTTCTGTTGCTGTTCCTGCTCCTATAATAGTGCCTATATCTGTTGTAAGTAATCCACCTATTCCTGATATTATGCTGCCTGTTCCAAATGATTTTAAAGCACCTTTAATACTTGTTCCTATTACTGTAACAAGTTTCTTTTTCAAAACACTTCCTAAGCCTGTAAATTTCAATGCTACTATAGCCGTTATTAAAGTCGTTTCAATTGGTGCTGCCGTAAATGAACCACTCCATAATTCGATAACTGCTTTAATGGCTTGCCATAACACATTACCAAGGCTTGAAAATATTTCAACCCAATTAAGTCCAGCTAAATACTCTCCTATATTATGTCCAATTGTATACCAAGGAACATCATCTATAGCCTTTGCAAACCAATTAAAAATTCCTGCCACAAGGTTAGATGTATCTTGTCCTGCTACATAAAAATCTCCGATTGCAAAATCTTTGAATATCTTCCTAACAGGTTCAAGTGCTTTCTCTATCTTATCAGCCCAAGCAACTGCCGAATTTTCCATATTGGCAAATGCTTTATTCCACGCCGCTTCATATTCTGCCGCCGCTTTAGCAATATCATCTGTCAAATCAATAGTGCTACCGCCACCGCCGCTTGAACCCTTGCTTGAGCTTGTATCGTCCTGTAATTTATTTATTTCATCAAATCCCATAAGGGATAATGTAGCTTTCTTTGCTGAATCAGCCACATCTTGATAGCCGTCTGAAATATCTTCTAAGCCGTCTGATGTGTCTTTATAGCCACTTTGTCCGAAGCTCTCAAAGTCAATCTTAACCCCCATTAAAGAAGCGAGATTGACTAATAATCTTTTGATTGCAATAGTTACTCCGTTTACTATTGGCATAACCTTTGAAAGAATTGGGATAAATAGCTGTCCTGCTACCATTCCTACCTCTTTCATATTGTTGCTGAACTGGCGTAACATATTACTTGGGGAGTTGATTGTCAAATTTGTTATCGTATAGGCTCTTTATCCTATACTTCTTATAGTTTCCTATAAGTTCAGAGTACATTATCACCCACGTTTTTGCGTTTGGTTTGGTGGTAGCCACTTCCACCTCATACTGCCCTATATGCAGTAGTGTCGGACACTCTTGGGAATATTATATTTATTCAATTCCTACTCGTTACGATACTCAATAGCCTGTTCGTAATCTATTGAGTTATCTCGGTATTAGCATAGTTGAAAACTTTAGCCTTCGCCGATTTTGCCCGATTGCCATAAGATATTTCTATTCTTATGCAACACTTGGAAGATAAGCTATATCATTAACTTTCTTCCGTCTATTAGCTAAATCACCCCAAGATACTTTTGATTGGTCTAATATCGCTAACACTCTTAACTGTTGTTTTTCCATCTGTGTCATTTCAGACACCGACTTAGAAATGCCTAAGTTGTAAGCATACGTCGCTAATGTAGCATTGGTAATATCAATACCATACTTGTACAATGCCCTCGATTGTCCGATTAAACCGCTTTGTAAGTTCTGTGCTACTGTTGAATAGTCCACATTGAAAAGTGAGCTTATATCGCCCGCAAGCATTGTCATTGACTTTGTTATAGCCGTTGTTGCTTCGCCTGTCTGTCCTAACGAATTAGTAACAGAAGCTAACTGTGAAGCATACTGTGTTACTTCTTGTATGTTAAGTCCTAAGTTCTTTGCTCCGCTTTCTTCAAGCAAACCGCCTTGAACATTAACTTTTAAACCAGACAGCTTTCCGAGAGCATCGTTTACTCTGCTTTGGAAGCTCTCTGCATATGCTGTTGCGTTATCATATCCGTACTTTTCGTAATCTTTATCCCACTCTGAACCAATCTTGCCAAACGCTACCGCTTGATAGTTGAATGCTTCAATGTAATCTGTCGTTGACTTGATTGCTTCTATAAGCTTCTTACTGCCACGAATTACCATAAAATAAGTGGCATAAAACTTGCCTATTGCACTTGCCAAGTTCCAACTGCTCTTAGTCGCTGTCCTGACGCTCGTAGAAACGCCATACAGTGACTTTTGAAGTGAGTTTGAAGAAGTACCCACCTTGCTACCTTGACTGGCAAGATTAGCCAATGCGTTAGTCATTTGAATAACATTCTGGCTTACTGTTGGTGCTCTTGATAGCGTTGTCATTAAGCCATTTAAAGCATTGCCCAATTTTGGAATGTTTACAACGGCGTTTTCTATACTCTTACTGCCTAGCTTACCAAGTGACTTTGCAAATTCTGTGACTTGTGTTGCATTTTGCGGAATAGCTGATATGCTTGCAACTGCCTTTGTGACAGCTTGAAGTGATGTAGCTGTGTTAGTTAGTGCAACTGAATCAACAGAACCTATCTTTGTGATATTTTTGGCAAGCCTTGTAAAATCTGCTGTTCCTGCGTTCATATTCTGCATAGCAGAGCCTAACTGACTAACACCACTCGCAAGGCTACTTAGTGAAGAGCCATTCACAGTTGCAAGTGATGTTGACAGCCTTGTAAGCTGATTTATCAGTTTATCGACGGAATTGATAGCTTTCGTGGCAGTACCGGTAATTTTGACTTCTAATGAATCTAATTCCACGCTTTAACCCCCTTTATAGGATTGTTGGCGGTAGTCCTCTCTTTTCAGCTCGTGCCGCCCATTTCTGTTCATTGAGTAACATTCGCTGTAACTCTTTATCGTAGGTATCTTCTTCGCTTTCTTCCGTTTTTTCTGATAAAATAGCCTGCTTCGGATATTCAATGTGTGTATCTTTACTAAATGCCGCACCAATGCCGCAAGAAATAGCCGGTATTGCATAGACAAAAAACCAGTTATACATTTCTGCATCTCGATTTTGTCTATCAATCTTTTTGCCTTTTGCGTATAGTAATAATTTTTTAGGTGTCATTTTTAGAAAGTCTGAATAACTAACGCCTAGTGAACTGGCTAAAACAAAGTATTCTTCCCATATTATTTTGTGGAAGTCTGCTTTTTCTTGTGGTCCTGTGGAACTACTGTCGGCTTCTTCTGCTCCTGTGCCGCTTCTTCCACATTGTTCGCCATTTCCTCTAACATCGTTGTTATCCCCGACAGCTCGAAAAAACCATCATCTTCCATCGCTTTCTTGATTTCTTCAAACAATGTTCTATATCCGTAACTCTTATCTGTCTTTCTCTTTTCTGTAATATATGCTCTAGTGAGTTCCTTTGCTTCATCCATAGTTACTGGGTTATTGTCAATACAGCCTGCATAAATGGCTAAAATGCAAATCTCTGGCACATCTGCTGTCATATTTGCTAAGCCGTCAAAAGAAGCCTGTGCAACACTTTTATCTGTCTGTGCAAGTAAGTAAGAACCGTTAACAACAGAAAACATTTTCTGTACTATCTCTTTGCACTCTGCCGCACCAAAAGAGAACTCAACTTTGTATTCTTTTCCGTTTACATTAATATTCATCATAATTTTTACCCTTTCCCGCCCTATCGTCCATATAGGGAAAGGTGCGGATTTTACACCGCACCTACCTTTTAAAATAATTATTCTGTTACATCATCAAGATATGATGCGTAGTCGGCTGTTTTGGCGTTTGTGCCACCAATCGACACAGCCTTTGATTTAGTCGATTGGCTTATCATTCCCCCACCTTTGTTACTGTGAATGTGCCACCAGTGCCTTCAACAACTTGAAGCTTGTCTGTGCATTCGATAGGTGAAGTGTTAGGAACTGCTGTTACTGTCATTTCAAGTACTGAATCAGTACCAGAAACATCATTAGGTGTTGCTGTTACCTGTCCGACAAATGCGTACTTAGCAACCGCGCCTAATCCGTCAGAGCCATATAACTGAATAATATCTAACTGCTTGCCCTCTGCTTTGATTAAGTCCTGCAAATAAGCCTTTTCAAGGTTGCCTGTGTAAGTCTTAGCGTCAGATGTTTTGATACCCATTAAGAATGTCTGTGAATCATCTTCAAATGTTGTACTTTCAACTGTGTTAGGTGCTGATACTGGTGCTGAAATTGACTTAGCCGCAACCATTAACTTATATGAGCCTGCAAAACCATCTTCGCTATGCTCCTTGTAGATAACCCTAGCTTTATAACTTGTACTTGCCATTGCCTTGTCTACCTCCTAAAAATTTGCAAAAAAATAAGAGCATTTCTGCTCTTTGTTACAATAATCTGTCATTTGCTCCGATTAACCGCCTAAATCGTGCGGTACTCTTATGTACTTTGTTACTGATTGAGAACTCTGGCATTGCATTGCCTTGAAATCTCATTGTCTTAAATGTATCTGTAATTACTGCCATAACCTTACGACAGTCAGACTTGCTTGTGTTAGTGGTAACGTCTACTTGAAATGTTGCTAACAATGCGTTAATTGTCTGTCCGTCAAGCGTTTGTCCTTGTTCAACTGCTGGCAGTAAATGAATGTATACTGTTGGGAATACTGCTTGACCGCTGTTTTCTCCCTCATTTGTTATGACTATCTTTGGATATTTCTTTTTAAGCTGTGTTAGGGTTTTAGCCTTGACAAGTGCTGTGACTGTATTTTCAAGGTCTATCGCCCAATCGTTTGCATTTGCCATTAACTAAACACCTCTCTTGCTATCTGCTTATACTGATTAATAATCTCCATTGTGGCATTATACATAGGCATTGTAGCTTTAACGCCGTGTGTGTAGTGCCATTGATTATCATTGCCTAAGTAGTACCAGCCATCTTCAAATGCGTGTATCTGCCCTGGGTATGTTCCTACACCTAAGCCAAAATCATTAGCTTTCGGATTCTCGTTACCGCTGTTGTAATAAACACCAGCTCCAAATTCAATTGCTAATAGCGTGTAAAATGGCTCTCTATCTTCTACCTCAACAGTTTTACCGGTAGCAATTAAAATAGCTTGGTAGCCATCTTGAATAGGCTTTCTGTCAACTCTCAATGTTACTGTCCTGCCTAATGGACTTTCATTAACACTCATAATTGCCGCTTTGTCGCCTAATTCTGCTAATCGTTCGACAAGCAATCCACATTTATACTGTAAACTTTGCTTATACTGTTGTAGCTGTCTGATAGCTTCATTTACGGACTTTTCAGACAATGATATATTAATTGTATGTCTTGCCATATTACACCGCCTTAGAGCAATTTTAAGTCCACAAAAACTTTAAATATTTTAGGTGATTGAATTGCAAACCAATCAATAGTTGTTTCATCGTGTCCAAATTGTTCTATATGCTGCCAATTGCACTGTAATCCGCTTTCAGATAGAAAGGCGTGTATTATTTCGTGTCTTAATTGTTTCTTTTGCAATTCTACAAAATTACCTACTTCATTATAGTTATCAGAACGAATTACTATTAACTTTGATGTATTATCACAAAAGCCGTCAATATCTTCATTGTTAAGCGTTCTTAGTTCAATAGCATATTCTGTTCCTAAAATATTAATTGTTGTGTTTTCCATAATGCACCTACTTTACAACTGCTTTAAGCATATACTTAGTTGAATATAATGCTGGCTTAATGCCTACAATCGTGAAGTCTGCTGACGTTTCATCAACAAGTCCGTCAGATGTGTATGTAGGCTTGCTATCAAGCCAGATAAGGTCGCCTTTTTGAATAGGCAACACATTCCTATCTGTCAGCAAAATAGCGTCAAAATCAGCGGTATCAAAGCCGTATTCCTTGCTTTGTGCTTCTCCACCGCTGAAAGCTATGTTTGCTTTGAAATCGACTGGTTCTGAAAAACCTGTTTTTTCTTCAAGGACTTTAGGTATCTTGTTCCCATCATCATCAAGATAAGGAATGAAGTTACCCTCTGTGTCGGTATATCCCTCATATAGGATGTTGCCCTCATCATCTCTTTCATAGATAGTTACCGTCTGTCCTTGAAGCGAATACTTCATAGCCTGCTTATTAATGTCAAGCATATTACTTCACATCCTTGCCAAATCGCTTCCATAGTTCAGACAGCTTCTCCCAACCGTACATTGCTACAAAAGCAACAACAAATCCTGCCATAATCGCCGCAAGAATCATGTACCACAGTATTGTCATCTGAATATACTGCATATAAGCAACAAATGCCGCTACAGTAATACCGATTGACAGGACAAATACCACAATATCTGTAGGTACCTTATTGAATACCCCAATACCCTTGATTACCTGTGTAATTACAGATACCATAAAGGCTAATGCCCCGATGATTGCTAACACGATTGTCATATTTGCGATTAATGCCTGCATAATTTCCATTCTGCTATACCTCCTTATCTTCATTAAGTCGTGCTTCCAATCCGTCTATTCGGTGGTGCGCCGACTTTACACTTTCCTCAACCTTAATAATCCTGTTATCATGAGAATTAAGCTCTTTTCTCATTTCTATAACTTCATTTTTTATCTCTGTTGTGTTGCCTGATATTGTGTCAAGTTTCATATTTATGCGTGTATTTTCCTTTACACGCTCCGTAAGTTCTGCATTGTCAGACTTTTTGTTGTTCTTAAGATTAAATCCCAACGTAAACAGTCCGAAAAAGACGGAAAAAGCAACTGAAATAATGCTTATAATTACTGCTATTGGCATTGATATACCGCCTTTCATAATTAATAATGGCACACCGCCCACCACCCTTAATGTGTGCCGCCTGCTACCGTATTGGTAACGCACAATCTTCTATAAAGCCTTAGCAAAAGGAAATACCCCAACAAATAAGCTGTCTCTATCTCTCCAAGTTCTGTTGACACCGCCCTCATTCATACTCGCCATGTAGTTCTCACCAGCTTGTGAATGGTCATACACAGCCAGATTAACAATAACACTCTCAAATTTCTTCAAGTCCTCGGTTATCATTTCATCTGTGTAGCTGTCGGGGTAATTTCTTCTTGCCTTTACATCTTCTGTAGCCTGTTTAATAAGTTGTTCGATTATTGGATTATCTTCTTTGCTATCGAACACGACCACATCAGATGTTGTTTCATCATCATTTGTGACTGTATCAATATGAAATTGTTTAAGTCTGATTTTAACTTGCTCCAATGTGGTGTATTCTGCCATAGTTCAAACCCTTTCTAAAGCTCTACATTTTCTATTACCGCTCTTGCTTCAAGAACTGCAATATAATCTGTCATTGCTTTAATCTGCATATTATATGTACTTCTAGGGCAAGTTGGAGTAAATGTAAGTTCATCGTTATCCCACTTATCAAGCATATTTTTTAGTTTCTTATAGCGAATAACTACTTGCTGATACTCTGCTTTAAATCTCTCTTTGTAATCAGCGCTATTCATCATTTCTACTGTATCTTTCAATTCCATAGCCCAGCTCCTATAATCCTAATTTCTCAATTAACAGTTCTTTAAGTTCTGCTCCTGTAAGCTCCATTGCATTCTCAATGCCTTGTTCTAAGGCAAGTGTCTGTAAGTCCGCTGTTGGCATACGCTTAATAGTTGTCTTGCTATAACCTAAAAAAGCCCCCTCTTCGGGAACCTCTTCGCCTGCGTTATACCATTTTCCGTTATGAATCACTATATATGGATATATCATAAGTTGCACCCCCTACTCTTCGCTATGAACCTCATATACGAATGTGCTATCCATATTTTCATATGATGGAAGAACAACTTCGGAAGCAAATGTTGACATCTTCATAGGTGGTCCGTACTCTGTCTTTGTAGCAACTGTAATACCTGTACCGTATACTGTTACATCTACATCAGCTACCTGTCTTGCTGTTCTTTCTTCCGGTGTAGTTCCGAACCAAGTATTACCAAGACTACCTTCTGGAAGAAGTGTAACCTTGTTATCTGGGTAGAAGTACTGCTCCTTGCCATCATCATCAATGTACATCTTATCATAAAGTACGATAGTGAGCTTTGTTCTCTTCTGTACTATTGAAATAACAGTATCATCGTCAACCTCAATAGTTGCCGTAAGGTTTTGTGCAAGGATTGAGTTTCTTATCTGTGCATTGTCAAGCAGATACTGGAATGTATTGCTGTTCATAAGCACATATCTAGCAATCTTGCCCTGCTTCTGTAACTTCTTTCTTGCATTGTTAAGGTCTGTAAGTGGCTTTGAATTGGCTGTATCGCTCCACATACTTGTTCCAGATAACTTTGCGTAATGGTCTTTTGCGTATGAGCCATCCTTGTCATAATCGTAAGCATACTGAACGCCATCACTTACAATAGCAATTACTGGGTGTCCTGCATTTGTCGCAAGAAGTGACATTCTCATACGCTCTGGAACAACTTCTGCACCACTTACGAGGTTGTTAGTATCGTCATATACGCTTGACAAAGCACTTGCAAGGTAAGGGTCGTCTGCTGACTGAATACGCTCGATTTCAAGCATTTCCTCTTCACCAACTGTCATTCCCTCACGGAAAAATGCCATCTGTGTTTTTTCCTTGCTTAATCCCTCTCTAGCTCTAAGGGTTGGGATTGTGTCAAAGTTGGATGGTGCAAGCGATACTGGAAGTCCTTTGTGTGTCTTAATCCAGCTTAAATCAAGTCCCTGTTTCTTTCTTTCTGGAAACCACTGTAAACCAAGATAAGGTATCTGATTACTAGCGTTTTCTGTTGCTGATAATGCGATAGACTTGCTGTCTAATACTTCATTAATTAACATCTATTTACCTCCTGTTATTATTCAAATACAATCATTGGAAGAGCTGTCTTAACCGCTGCGCCATATGTAACGCCTGAGTGTGCTTCTGCTACCTTTGTGTTAAGATATGCCTTTTTAAGCACTACTCCCTGTGGTCTGTCTTCTGTTACATCAAATCTTAAGATTCCGATTGCTGTTGCTGTATTATCAGCCACACCTGACTTGTTTACAGGTGTACCAGCTTTTACAATCTTCTTTCCATTCGCATCCTTTTCTGTTACCGTTGAAAAATCAAGTGTTAATGGGATTGCTTCGTTGGGCTCTCTCTTTAAAATCTGAACATCTCCTGCGTATGAAGTCTTTTCATACTGCATATTCATTTCCTTTGCCATTTCTTACCTCCTGCTATTACTGAATGTAATGTGATAAAACGTCATTGTTCTTAGGTACATTAGATATAAGGCTTTCTGCTATTTTTTCAGCATTTGTCTTATTGTCTGCACCACCTTTATTACTGCCGCCGCCTGGAATATCCTGATTTTTAGCAATCTCCTGTTCCTTAGCCTGTGCCGCAGCGGTTTCTTTTTCGGACATAATCTTGCCAAGTTCGGTGTAATCAAGGCTTCCATCATCTTTAACAACTGCCTTTGCCTGTTCAGCAGTAATCTTAAAATTAGTCATAGCTGCTTCTCTCTGGTCTCTGATAGCGTTAGATTTCTGTAAATCAGCTATCTGCTGATTAGCTGTATCTAATGCCTTATTTGCCTTTTCAAGCTCTGTCAGATTGCCAGCCTGTATTTCATCAAGCTGTTTCTGTAAGTCGTCTGCTGTGTCAGCCTTAGCCTTGTACTGCTTTGCCTTGTTTTTCTCCGTAGCAACTTCTGAATTGTTCTGATTAAGAAGATTAGTAATCTGTTCATCTGTTGCTTCTGGAAAAAGTTTTAATACATCTTCTCTTGTCATAATTACCTCCGTTAAACACACGCTTTTGTTACCGCAGGTCGCTCCTGCTGTGTTTTCTGCTATTTACCGCATAGCTGCAAAATGTATAAAATAAAAGCAGCTACCGATTATTCGATAACTGCCTTATTTTGCTGATTGTTATTGAGTTGATTAACTATCTTTTGCGCTTTTTGTTCTTGTGCTTCCACATCATCAATAGTCTTATATATATTATCAAGATATGGTTTTGATAACAGGAATGTCTTTTCCGCATCTCCCCATAAACCAACTGTCTTAATTGCTATAAGTGGATGTATGCCGCTTTGAAGCAGCACTGTAAGTGTCTGTGCTTTAGTGTACATATTATCCTGTGGACTGTGATTTATCTGTACATCAAAATCTCTGACCGACAACTTTAAATCTTCTCCTGCGAGTCTCAAGATGTTAAGAACCACTACAGCCAGTCGCTTTTCACATGATTTAATAAGAGGGTCTTTTAATTTTGCTCTTGATTTTGAGAAATCCCATCCATTTCTAAGTTCAACCGCTCCCTGTGTGTCTCCACCTGTATTACCTTGTTTGTTTGGAATAGCCAATATAGATAAAGCATTGTCTACAAAATCCTCTTTGGCTACTTGGCTTTGCGTTTGATTAAGCTCCTGTGTCATAATATCGACATCAGACTTGTTATCTTTATTCATTGACTTAACAACCAATGCATGGTTTTCTTTCATTTTTTTAAAAGTCTCTTCGTCGACTTCACAATTCACGAACTTAACCCAATATTCAACAAACTGCTGTATGCTATCCATTCTGTTGGACTGCATATTATTGGTTGCATCAAGCATACCTATAATAAGTTCAATGTCAGAAAGTCTTTCGTGATTATTCGGAAATTCTACAATAGGGATTTCGCCATATGTATGTAGTTTTGCTTCAACTACTTTGCTGTCAACAATTCTGAAAGACATAGTGTCTGAAAATGCCATCTTATACCAGTTTCCATCTTCGTCTTTAAGTTCCTGCACAACAAGTATCTGTTCTTCAGTACTCTCATTATAAATAGCATAAGTATTAAGGGGCGTAGGTGCTACAATTCTGAATGGTACATCTCCTTTTTTAGGTTGGGCTGCTTTAAAAGATGTTCCTGTTGCCGACTGCCACTCTCCAGCTTTAATATCTTTTTCTTGCTTATTGGCATCTGTCATAAAATCATTAAGTTTATCAACCGCTTTATTGATAGTTTCATCATCTTTGCGGCTAATAAACTGGATTGGCTCGCCATAGCTTTGTCCTACCTTGAATTGAACCCATTCATAAGCGTGGTTCTCGACAATTTTATTAATTATATCTTCATTAGACAGCTTGGTTCTGTATAAAACAGGTTGGTCGCCCTTGTAGTAATTCCACAGATACTTAATAACTGGCTTATTCCAATTAAATACACCTATAGTACTTCCAATAACCTTAACAACATTGTTAGCAGTTATTGTGCCTACATTCGTATATGCGATTTTTCTACCATAACAACCTCTAACAAGGTCTTGAAAATACATTGTGTTCATATCTTGCTCCTAATAAAATGTCATACCGCTTGAACTTCTGCTTTGTGGTATTTCCTTAATTTGAAAATCATCATCATCGTTAGGCACATACCATATCCATTTGTGGCAATGCTTGCACGCTAACTTATGTGTTCGTGGATCTTTGCTGTCTGCCTTAGTTAAGAACTTGTGGCAGTTCGGACACATTATTGATTTATCTTTATTCATATAAAAATTCATATTTCTACCTCATTGCATAACAAAAGCACCGCCGCAATTAAGCAACGGTGCTTTCGATAAGGATGTGTTTATGAAGAAACATCTTTGTGACTTCTTACAGATATACTATACCACGCCGGCAATGTGACATTCTATGACATCTTTTACAAATATTCACTTCCATATTTGTCTTCAAAGGCTTGTAGTGCTTTAGCATGTATTCTATGTACTTGTCGCCAGCACCAGCCTGTTTCATTTGCAATTTTTTCAAACGTGAATTTTCTGACATATCTTAGAAACAATACTGTATAATAATCTTCATTGTTTATCTGTTCTATCTGCTCTATTATTTTATTTTTTACATCAATGTATTTGTCTATAAGCTTGTCAAGGCTTTCTTCCATTTGTTCAAGTCTGACATATCCACAGCCTGTTTTGTCCGGATCTGATGATGACATGACCCTTTCTTCATTAACAACCGCTGAAATGCTGTATGATAATTCTTTATACTGTGTTATTTCTATCAATTTATTATCAATTATCTTGTTGTAATAACTTATTTGATTAAGATAGTCCTTAGTTGTCATAATAAATTAATACCTCCTAAATGGATTTATAGCAGCTTCAACTTTAGCTGTTCTATTACCTTGTGTCATTCTTAGTGCAAAGTTTGAGAAAACATCTGGAACATCATCTAATTGTTTTTTGCCTGATACCGAATATTGCTTTAACAGTGACATCATCACTCCGTATGGCTCATTAGGCTTATAAAGTGATGCGTCTTTAAAAATAATATGTTGTAATATCCAGTTAGAACATTGGAATATCCTTGCTTCCTTATTCGTTTCGGTCGGTGTATCAGTAATGTTACATATCCAACCTACACTCTCAACACGCTTATTAACTTCCATAGCCACTCTATCACCGCCAGCATTACGTTCAAATTCACACTCTTGTACTTTATTATTCACAAGTACTGCTGCGGCATTTCTGTATTGTTCTTCATAATCCGCTGTGTTATCGCATACACAATCAATGCAGTAATAATCTTCTCCGTATTTCTGTAATACCGGTAGTACAAAGTAATCCGTACCTTTGCCCTTAGTATCGCATTGAGCTGTGATAATTTCTGGTTCTCCGTGTGGCAGATTAAGGTATCTGCGGATTTTATCGTCCGGGAATAATAAGCCCTCACGTTCTATAGGGTCTTGTTTATACAGACAGCGATATGAGATTTCATCCATAAGCAGCTGAATATCTTCAAAATCCTTTACTGTATAGCCACCAAATTCAAAGTCAAAATTACTTTCTCCTGTTACTGGGTCTACATCAGGTACGGATATTACTTTAACTCGTTTGTTTCCCTCATAAGCTTGTATAATACGTCCTATTACGTCTCTAACGCTCCACCTTGTAGCAATATGTATTTCTTTACATGGGTTTCCATCCTCGTCCGGTATCTTTCTTTGTCGTGCATCTACTGCATATTTATCCCACAATTTATCAAGATAGGTTGGGTTTAGTGCTTCTTCAATGCCGCCTATCATATCATCAACTAGCAGAAATTTATTGGCTCTGACTTTACCGGCATTTTTACTGCCGACAGATGTACATTGTACAGATTGAAATGGCTTATATTTTCCTACGTTAAACTGTTCAAGTTTTGCATTTGTACTTGTTACTTCAAGTCCAGGGAACACTTCTCCCCATGTATACTCGTCAGCGTTTGTGACAATATCGTATACTCCATCATAATACATTCGTGTAATGTCTCCGCTGTGTGAATAAAAAAGGTTATATCCGTTTGAGTACCAACCTATAACCGCAGAATGGAAAAACTTTTCGATTGTGGTTTTTCCTGTTCCGGGTGGGAGAGAAATACATAAAATATCATATTTATCATCAATCATGCCTTGTAATGCTTCTATTAAGCCTATTTTGATAAACTGTTTTCTTCTCGGCATATAGAATCTTTCTTTAGGTTCACGTTTCTTTTCTATGTATCTAAAAAAACTGTCAACAACCTTGTTTTGCGCTTCAATCAGTAAAATATCGTAAAACCAATTTATCAGCTCATATTCCGTTTTATTTGCAAACGCATACTTCTCTAAATCCCAAATTGTACCGCCTGTTTTAGTCATGCAGAAGCCCTCTATAAGCTCTTTTGCCCTCTTAGTAAGTTGTAGTCCATACTCAATATCTTTCTCGCCGTTTATGGCTACACTGCAAGCGTCTACATAGGCATCAATTACCTGTTCATCTATTCCATTTCTCTCTATGTAATTTTCATATCCATTGATTGTAGAAATAAGGCTCTGACTAGCCATAAGAAAAGCACCTCCACTTTTCAGCAAAGGTGCTTATAGACCTCTGCCTATAACTGTTTTAGGGTAGCGGCTAACTCTATTTGTTAGCCGGTAAAATTTTGTTAGAATAATACGTCACGGACAGCCGGATGTAATTTCTGCACAAGTGCATTATAATCATCAATTACATATCTTGCTGGAATTATATATGCTTTAATGCCATATCTTTCTGCTGTTTCCCTTTCAATGCAGCAGCCACTCCAATCATAGTTCTCCGCAATTCCTATGAACACATCAGCCTGTGCCAGCTTCTTAAGACTTTCACCTAAATACCATACAGCTTCTTTGCTGTCTTTCGGTGGGTTATCCTCAATGTAGCTGTCGATAAGCTCTAACTCTTCGCCCTCGTATATTTCAGCAATCTTTTTCATCTTCTGAATACTAGCTTTGATTTCTTCCTCTATTCTGTCTCTCATTGGCACACTTACAAATAATTTTTTCATAGCTTCTATCTCCTTTTCTATGTTTTATCAACCTTTAGCTTTCTAAGGTCAGCAACTACAATCAATCTGTAGCCGGTAATATCACTTAATCAATATCTGCAATGCTTTCTACAAAGCAATTGTAGTAGATATATCTCTTACCATTAAAATCAAACTTAACATATTCACCATCGTTTGTATCAATATCAATCTTGCCTTCATATGTTGCGAGTTCTTTACCATCTGCCGTGTATACAGTAATTGTTCTTTGCATATCGCCATTTACATCGCTTTTCATATCTGTTACCATTCTGTCCCATGACGCACATCCGGTCATTCCTAAGCATAATGTCAATCCTAACACAACTGCTAAAATTTTCTTCTTCATAACAATTCCTTTCCGCCGATAATCAGCAATTATTATTCTAATTCATCCGCACGCCTTGTCATTTTAATCTGTGTTCCGTTTTCATCCCTTGCACCGACAGTTACATATCTGTTACTTCCACTCATCATATCCCCAATCCGTATTTCCGTTTTATCATCATCAAACTTGTAACACTCACGCATTTTCTCAATGCAGTTATTCATTTCTGATATTTTCATAAAATCACTTCCTATCCTTTTTTGATAATCTCTCTGAATATATCAAGCATTCCTGTTTCTTCAAGCAAAAGCACTGTTCCTGCAATGCATATAGATATCATAAGTGCCACAGCTACTATAATCACAATTAAAAACATAATCGTAAAAGCACTATTCACTCTTCATAAACCTCCTTGTTTCCTCGGTTATTTTAGAGCATATAGCGAAATTCGTTTCAATATGGCTTTGTGGCAGTCTGCCAAACTTTTTCAAAGCATATTTTTCTACTACTTCTCTTGAAATATCTATTCCAAAATTTCCCAATGCTTCTTCGGGCGGCGATTGATACCCTGATAAAGGATTGTTAATATTATTCATTTCTCATAAACCTCTCAAAATCTTTCCTGCACTTAGGGCATAAATCATATGTTCTTTCTAAAAATTTATATCTACGGACACTCTTGATTTCAAGGCACATATCATTATCTTCAAAAGTGGGAACTATATCTCCGCAACATCCAACTTGCTTAAATCTAACTTCTTTCCAGCTCTTAGGTATTATTTCTTTTCCGCACCTATCACAAGTGTGCCATTCTTTTTGATGTTTCATTCTTCTACCGCCTTAATATCCGCCATTAAATTCCGAAAGCCATTCTTTCAGCTCTACATGTGCCTTAGCAAAGCAAAGTTCCATGTCACCATCATTTTCATCGACAATTACTACATCTTCGCCATTACACCTAGCTTTAGGGTAATCATCAGCACAGCCTTTTTTATAAATCAAAATATTCCAATCACATATTTTGCTATAAGTAATTTCAAGATGCATTGGAAAGTCTTTTGCTTTATCGTCAAAAAATTTTAGAAATTCATTCATTCTTCCACCAACTTTCTACCACAAATAGGGCAATAAGCTATTTTCATTACCATTTCAACATTCATCTCTTTACTGCTACACACTGCAAAGGACGGACATTTATTCAAGTCGCATGTAATTACAGGTGTATTTGACAACTTATCAATCTTAAACTTGCCATAATGTGTTATGACAGGAAATTTTTCCTCGCAAAATTTACACATATTACACCTCAACCTCATATTTCTTAAAATAGTTTCCAATATCTTTAGGTATCTCAACACCTAGTTCTTTTGCCCTTTTAATACATTTGTCTTGCGGATAAATAATATGTATTTTTGTATCTCTGTAGGTTGTACAGTCTATCCCAGAACTATATTTTGCACATTTTTCTCTGTATTCACATATATCGCATTCGGTATTTTTCTCTTTATATTTTTTCGGTTTGTATTGTTCAAAGTCTTTACACTTATAATCAAGTGATGTATTATTCCCTTTTTGGCATCCATAAAACGGATATTCTTCTCCCGTTTCTTCATCAAAAATAAAATCCTCATCACAATATTTGCAAATTGAACAATCTTTCATATTACACCTCAAATCTTCGTAAATATATCCAAATCATAGTTATCTCTGATATGGTCAACAACTTCCTGTAATTTGCTTTTCACAAATTCATCATTGGCAATATCTGGGTGTGCGTAAAACATACAACTGTCTTTCTTGCCGTCTGCTTTATATTTACGATAGTTAAATGTCATCATAAACAATGGTATTCTTGTTAAATTCTTTGTCTTGCGTCTTATCCAGCGATTAACAATTCTCTCAATCATCATTCTTCCCCCGTAAATTATCTGGTAATTCTTCGCCGCCATAAATCTTGTTAGCATATTTCTTAAATGTCGGCACGCTACAGCCTGCTACTTTTGCCGCCTTTACTTGTGAAGCCTGCCCCGATATGTATAAGTTAATTGCTTCATAGAATTTATCTTTGTTTAGTGGATGTACGCCCATAGCCATAATAATCACTCCTTATTTCAAATATTTCTGTGCTAAGTTTTCTCTTATCATTCCAGACATGAAATGCTGCAAGCTCTTAGTTACTTCTTTGCCATTAATCTTGTATTTTGTCTGTAAGTAATAATCTATTAACTCTTTGTAGTAATCATCAAATCCATAAGCAGAATTATCACTCATATAATTACCAACTGGCTCAAAGTAATTAATAACTATCTTTGTCAAAGCCTGTTCTGTAATGCGTATATGGCTCATATTTAAAGTTTTATTGTATTGCTCAAGGAAATAGTCAATAATATGCTTTAACTCCTCTATTCGCCAATCTGACGGCTCGCAATCTGCAAATTCAACAGCAATGTTTTTAATTGCATCAGATTTGCTTTCGCCTTTTTCAACTGAAAAAGCATATATATCTCCTCTTGAAGAATCTTTAGATTCTGAAAGAGCATTTGATGTATCACTTATACATTTATCACTTAAACCATAATTGTTATACTTATGTATGGATTTTTCTCCACTACCCCCTATGGATTTATTTCCGTTACCCTGTGGATTTTTATCCACCCCCTCATTTTCTTCTTTTATTTCCAATTCATTAATAAAATCATCATAGAATTTTTGAGTGAGTGTTATTATCCTGCCAGTAATTTCTCTTGTTCCCTCTCTATATGTGTATTCACGCTTAATATGTCCGTTTTTCTCTAATTTTAGTATTGCCTTTTGAATTGTATTTTCCTTTACACCGATAAAATCAGCAAAATGTCTGTTATTAGCATAACATTGCTTTTTACTGCCTTTTGATAAACTGTATATTTCTAAGAGTAAAAACTTTTCGTTAGGCGTATACTCTCTTGATAGATATAAATTTTTGTAAATCCATACGCCTTTAAAATCCCTAGTTTCGAGTATTATAATTTCTTTTGCCATAATCGAATACCTCCGCTTGATATTATTTATGTATGCCTGTGATACACACTCCGCTTGATTGGTAAAAACAACAAACAGGCACAGCGGAAGTGCTTTTCGGTAGCTAACCTAGTTTGTTGTAAATAGTTGCACGGAGAGTCGAACTCCGTCAGACCAAACCATGCCAATGCATTTCAAATCTGCAAATTCTATTTTGCAAAGAGTTTTCTGTTTCCGATAATACAACTACTATTCATACATCTCCCATCGACCGGAACTATTGCAGTAGTATCCGACTAAGTGGAGATAAGAAATTGATGTGGTGTGGATTTGAACCACACATGAGATTCCGTCAGTTAGTCTGCACCTACGAATAGGGATAAATGGATTTTTATTTTCTAACGGATTTATTGGTGTAATTGCTTACAGCTATTTACCAGACTTGTTCTAGCAATCCTTATCGCACACCGTTCTCTTAACCATCAATTAGCGTTTACCCATTTCGCCACACATCAACGCCACATTTCGGGCAACCGCCGTGTTAGGGATTTGAACCCCAGAGACTTTTACATCCAGACTGTTTTCAAGACAGCACCCTCGACAAACCGGACACACAGCAAATATAGCAGTGTAGTGGAACTGCTATATTTGAAATTGCTTTTGCCACTACTTTGTACAATTTCATGCGGACTTTCTACCGCTTACGGCAAGGTTCACCTCTGTCGTAAGTTAGCGCCGACATCGCGAATCGAACACGAACAACATTTCTGTTGGATAGCTTAGCAAGCTACTGGAATACCTTTATCCCATATCGGCAAATACCGCCTGTAACGGCTATCAAGGGAAAATGCAATAATATTTTGGGGGAATATTGAGGAAGAACCTTGATAAGTTGAATTTCGCACCTCTGTACGAGGCAAAACTCTCCGAGCGGTCTTGCACCACCCTTAACTGAAACAAATCCAAGAGAGCATATGAAGGAGGACTACCCTGTAAAATGCAAAACATGGTAGTCTACGATAAAAGTAAGACAAACTACACCAGTCGGATTCGAACCGACGCATACAGAGGTCAAAGCTCTGTGCCTTACCGCTTGGCTATGGTGCATTAAGTGGCTATTCTCGGTATATATTCGCCACAAACCGCAGTGTACTATCCTTTGTAGCCATTATACTTTCATTGACCGACACGGCTATTCTGACAATTCTATGTATTTGTCAATGTACCACTTGGCTTTTTGAATATCCTCCAAGCCATTCTTGTTATTATGTCTGTAAATGTACTTAAAAGCATTGCATAAGCAAAAGTTCTTAACGGCTTCCTTGCCCTGTGTTTCCAACATAACATCTATACATTCAAAGCTGCCAGTCTCATAATGGCTCGGATGATTAACATTGTCATTTACCGGCTTTTCATTGACGCTAGGTGCGACATCTTTAAGTGGAGTAAAGTTATATCCCTTACCGCCGTTATTAATGCAGCTTTTACATGGTTCTACGCTAAATAGTAATGATTTGTTTATACAATTAACGCAAAATCCATTATTTTCAGCATTTCCCATTAAATATCACCTGCCTGTCTATGATTAGCTCTGTAAGTATCAAATCCCTCTGGATATCTTGCTTTCAGCTTATCAATGTTAATCTGCATGATTTCATCAAGGTTCCAACCGAAGGATTCGCAAAGTATTGCAAGATACCAACAAATATCGCCAGTTTCTTTCTTTGCATGATCAATATCAAGCTGTTTCTCGTGGAAAATCCATTTTTTAAGCATGTCGTTAAGTTCTCCAACTTCGCCAGATAAACCTAATGCAGCATTAAGAACACCACCTAATTCAATCTCTGACGTATCTTCGCCACGATTGCCAATCTTTAAATCACCAATCTTATTCAGAAGCCTATCTGTAGACTTTTTATCGTTAGTACGCATAGCCAAAGCCTGATACTCTGCTCCCTGCATTTCTAACTCCTAACTCTTTTTTATTTTTTGAAATTTTTTGGAATTTACTCGGCTGAATTAGCCGTTTTGATGTGTGTATTCATTGAATATCTTATGAATAATTAAGATGTGTCTATTATACACCTATCTATCAGATTTGTACAGTAGATTTATTGATTATATTATATGGGTTATTATCAGGACTATATATTAATAAATATAATGATGTATATAGTTTAATAAATTATTGTTAGATGGTTATGTATATATAAATATATATAATAAGCCTTTTTATCTTTGGGGTTGGGAAAGCGACTTAGTTGGGCGTGCAATGCGTGTATATATAACCCCCACGCCCTGCGTTTGTATATCTTGCACAACGAAATCAGCCAAAGCGGAGCCATTGCGCAATAAATAATTATCACGCAATCGCTGTCAATCCGCTTGTTTACTGGCTTTGTTGTACTTTTATCGTTCAAATGTTCTGTTTTATCACTTCGCTAAAGTCTAATTTAGCGAAGTACTGTTATCGTGAGCCAAACAGCTAGAACCTGCTTGTTTACTGGCTTTGTGGGATTTCTTGTACATCTTGCACAATGATTTCTTGTTGTGCAATTTGACGAACATTAGAGCCTTGAGCGTTTCCAGATGGTCCGAGCTGCGGAAGGTCTGCGGCTGTCTTGATAACCTTTGTAGTGCTTTCTCTGCTGACACCCGGAAGATTCCACGCATAATGTCTGTTGAGTATTGCGAGGATGCCGACAGGGTTTTTGTTGCCGGTTGCAAGCTTGTTCGATAGACTTTCTTCACGAAAAATACGCAGTTTTTGTACGATATCGAAGCCTTTTGTACTTAGTTTTCTCTCATCTGCTCCCCAGTCCATCAATGTATCATAATTAATACCAGTTAATAAACTATATCCCATTATACTACATTCTTTATCATATACAGAACATAAATAATAATATATATATAATATATACTCTAATTTATCTAAATCATACATATAAAAATTACTATCCATTATACAATTAGTGTTATTTTTATTAATATTATTACTTAACTTTAATATACTTTTATCACCAAAAACATATTTATTTATATACATCAATGCAGCGTTCCATCGGCTTTGTGGCTCTTTGGTCATATCTTCGATGTTGTGCTCTTGGCAGAATTGCGATAAATAAAGCTCTATGTCATTCTGAAATACTTCGGGTGTGTCTGGTGCTTCCTGTACTTTCTCCATGTGTTCCCCTTTCTGCTAGATCTGCTCCAGCTAATTATATTATTAATACAAATGAAAACACCCAATAACTATTATATAATTATCGGGTGTAAATCTTATATATTTAATTATTAGCATAATAACACAATAAATATAATTAATCAATAGGCATTCAAAAGGCGATGTATAACAGATATACACCGCCTAAATATCATAACATATCTTTTATTATTTCTGTTGCAAGCTCTTCTGGGGCAATGTCACCAGCTTCTATCTGTTCAAGCTGTTCATCTGTTGCTTCAATTTCAAACGCCTTGAAACTGTCCGCCGTGCCTGGTTTAAATCCTTTCTGCTCTCTTTCTGTGAGCCTGTCCCACTCTTTATCAAGATATTTTTCGGCTTCTTCTGCTGTGTTATGTCTTAATACTTCACCAATCATTCCCTCGTTGTATATGCTCGTGTAATATGTTTTCATATCGCCCACCTTTTAACCTTTCTTAATTGTTTTCTTTTTCGCATTCAAACCCGAATAAAATATCGCTTGCCAACTCTTCGCTGACTTCCTCTTCTGTAATTGGCTTTCTGTTTTCTGCTCCGATTATTTCGTCAAGGCTTGCGTCTATATCAGCAAGTGCCTTTTCTCTGTTAAATCCTAATCCAACAACTTTGTTTAATAATTCGATTGTTTTCATCCTTTCCACCTTCCAGCCTTTCGGCTGCCCTTTCTTTGTTTCTGCCATTATAATAAACCATTTATCGTTTATTGTCAACACTTTTTAAAATCTTTTTTGGTTTATTTTTTCTCTACATATTTAATAATGTTCCCCGGTTGCATATCCAGCAACTCACATAGCTTTTCTATTGTCTTAATTCCCACCATTTCATTTTTGCGTATCTTCTGCACTGCTGATTGGCTGATTAAGTTCTCTTTTAATATGCGTGTGGAATTATAGCCACTTTCTTTAAGCGTATCAAGCACATCTATTTTATATACAAGCATAGCTTTGCACCCTCCTTTTATTTTTTATTACATTATATAAAATACATTCTCAAAAGTCAATCAAAAATAATCTAAAAAAAGTTTATTTTATCTATTGACTTTAAACCGTTTTAGGTTTATTATAATAACTGTCAAGAGGACATACAAAAAGGCGGTCACTCCTACCAAGAACTAACCGCCACCAATCAAAAAAAGAAAGGTAAGCCGATTATATCGCAATCGGCGAAATGGTACAAGATTATGAGATTTGAGATTAAAGGCGACACAATTACAAGTGAAACATTACGGAAAACAAATATTTATAAAATAGTTGAAAAGATTCCATTTGGTTTCTATGTATGGAATATCGGCGAGAATATGGGGAGTGATGAATATATTCCAGTTTGCCAAGATTTGTATCCGGGAATTAAAGATGATTACTCTATCAACTCTGACACTTTAAGAGCTATTAAGCTACCAAAAGAAGAGGTTGAGTTATTAAGAGAAGCCGCAGCATGGGGAGTTAATAGCATAGAGACAGCAAGAAAGGCATTAAAGAGCCGCCGCCATAGTTATATGGCTGAAAAGAAGAGAGAAAGCGCACGCAAAACAATAGTTATATTTGAAAGGATTACAGAATAAGGAGGATTAAATATGAATTGGCAAGTTATAGAAACACAATACTTCAGTAAATTTGAAAGTCCTAAAGAAAAAATTGTGGCACAATTTGATACCTTAGTTTTAGCGGAGGATTTTGTTAATTTAGTTATTCCAAAAGATACACGCGACAGATTCAAGATTGAACATATTAACAAGGAGGTGTAAATTATGAAGATTTTACTTGAAAAGATTAAGAAGTTGGAACAGTTGGAGAAAGCCGCAGACGAAGCAGAAAGCAGATATACAGAAGAGCCAGAAAACGCAGAATTTGAAAGTGCCTTTGATAAAGCATATAAAGCAGAATTTGCCGCATATATCGACGTGGCAAGATATATTGAACATATGACAGGCGGTGCGATTGATTTTATGAAAGCAAAGGAATTAATACAGACTAAACGCGCGGAGCTTTTGCAGCTCTTAGCATAATTAGCAAGGTCGGCACTTCCGGGGTTCGATTCCCCGGCTTGCTTTACCCTTTGGGGAATAAATAAAAGAGAGGTAAAACATTATGAACAGATTAGAAGAAGCACGGAAAGCATTTTTAAAAGTTAGAAACATCCTGACAGAAAAACATGAAGATTTTGCACTTGCGAAAGCGTACAAGAAGCCTTGGAAATGGTACAGGGAACACACAACGGAAGAAGCTATTAATATTTTAAGAACAGAAGCAAAAGCAAACTAACCGCCGCAGAGGATGCCAGCCGGACCGATACCGGCGGCGGTTTTTCCTTCTAAGGAATAATATTAAGAATATGGAGGTCTGCGATATGACAATATACGAAAAATTAGACACTTTAACAGCCGGAGAAATCCGCGGAAATTTAGAAAAATTTATATTCATCTATGGAGAAAAGACGGCTAAAACCTTGGAACTTGAAAAAATAGCAGATTTTTCTTTTTGGGATAATGGGCGAAGCGTAATTATATACACAGGTTCACAAGCCATTTTTGATTGTAATTATGATATTTTCTACGGATTAAAAAGGCTTACAACTTGTTATAATAAAAGTGGTCTATTTTATGAATTTAACAATTAATAACTTGATTAAGGGCGTACAATCTGCGCCCTTTTTGGCTTGCTGTGGTTCTGGTTGGTTCGATTCCAGCCGCAAGCATTAAGCGTATATATTTTTATATGCTTTTATTTGCGTACCTTGAAAAATTAATATAACAATGCTATGCTTATATATAAGGCTTTTACGCCTTTCAGGTGTACAAGTGTACCTAGTCGGGCGGCGTGTGTTCTGGTGGATTCTCCAGAACTGGCGACAGCTTCCACGACTTGCAAGGGCATATAATACCCATTTTATACAATGCATTTAAAAGCGTTTTGAGACTGTTTTGTTCTGTAGGTTTATAAATCTACGCCGACGCAATAAAACCGCCGTACAGGGCAAATCACAAAGTCACAAAGCTAAAACAAGCACGAACCGTAGCCGGTCAAGTTTATATAATGCACTTTAATCTGTTAAAGTTTTTCATCAATTTTTCAAGGCAAATCTAAACGAAATCGAGGTCAAAATCTGATAAAAGTTTTCAACCGATTTTTGGATTTCAAAATTGCATATGACGGGGGTATTTGAAACGGCGCATTTAAAATTTTTAAAAAATTTTTTCAATTTTTTAAGTAGGATTTGAACGAAATCCGAAACGGATTTTAAAAATTGTCAAAATCGAAATTGCGAATATAAAAGAGAACCCCACGGAGGTAGCAAAAAAGTTGCATTATATTCCGTGGGGTTTAAATTAATCTATAAAAATAATCGGTTTATCGTCATCAAAAAGATTACTAACAACTTCCTGTCCTTTATCCACCAAGTAACAAGAAGCTTTCTGGAATCGCCTGAAACCTTTGATAATTTCATATTTGTTATTAATTCTATAGATAGTTCCTGCAAAATTGCCTTTATTAACAGGAATATAAGATTGCGCATCTAACGGAGCTGATATAGATTTGTCAAGTTCCTTAAGTTCTACAATATCTACTGCTTCAATCTTACATAAATCACCATACTCACCTAATGACGGATATACTGGCGGGTTTAGTAACGCATGGTATATATCATCTATGTCATTGTCAGTAGTTTTAATGTATATAGTTGTATATAAATCAACCAACATCAAATGATATTTAACTGCATTGACCCAACCCGTATGACTTCCGTTTGCGTTATCTGTTATGACATCCCAACGATTAAGCATTTCATTGCTAATTTTGTTGAAATTATAGCCACCGTACCATTCTTTTTGCACCTTAGTATTATAAATTCCTTTGCCAGTAACAAAATAATCTAATTTATGATACCTTTTCCATTGACACATTGAATGAATAAACCCATTAACTGTGCTAAATGGTGGCAAAGGGTAGCAATCTGCACCTTTTGGCGCTGATGGATTATTGAATCTAGCCATTTCTTGATACATTTTTAATCTTACAACTCTCATAATAAAACCTCTAAAATAAAATAAGTTGCACCTATACAAAATGTATCAATGCAACTTTCCACTATGGTTCTATTAAGGTAAAATGATATATTAATTATCAATTGTTTACATCTATTAAATAATAGCATTTTTAAATATTATTGTCAACACAACAACTTTCTGTATAAATTAATGCTTTACTTGAATACCGGCACTGACTAAGCTCATATATCAATATTTCCTTTGTCATAGTCGGATTAGTCTTTTGAATTATCTTTAACAGCTCATCAATGCTCATCATCCCACTCTCCTAACTGCCCCTAAAACCATATCAACAATGTCAAATACTTCATCACCATAAGTTGCTACAAAATCGCACAATATTTCTTCCTGCTCTATTGGCAAATACACATCATAGGACATACAGATTGCATGGCACACTTCGTGTATCAGCACTTTGCGTTCCATAAATCCACGCAAGGCATTTGACAGATAAATTGTATGCGTATTTCTATCAGTTACACCTAGTACAGAAATATTGTCTGACCGCTTTAATTCGCCCGAATTTGAATTTTTATATTGTACTTGCCACATTGTGCCATTAATATTAAAAATCATCTGTATGCTCCTTTCTGAATAAAACAGGCTATGAATATTACTACTCATAGCCTTTAAAATCATATCTTAGATACAAGAGTGCTTAACTTCGTTCTAAGTAAGTTCTTCTCTTCTGCTGACATATCAGCTACCATACCTGTAATATCACTTGCAAGCTCCTTGGTGTAGCTGTCAAGTGACTTCATCTTATGTTCTTTATCCTCTGGCGTATTAGCCTTGTGCATTTCCTTAGTCTCTGTGTAATTTCTCTTTGCCCTGTCATAACCGCTTTCGTTCATTGGCTCTGTATAGTACATCTTGCCGTAATCCCTATCCATATCTCTCATATGTTCTGCTTCTGGGTACATATGCATATAAGGCGGCTCTTCATATCCTCTACGGTATGTTCCCTTACCTTTAGGGGCAAATCTGCCATTTGCATAGCGGTAGTGGTCGTAGTATCTTCTGTCTGGATAATCTTCGTACTGCTCAATCATACGCATAATATCCTCATTATCTTCTGACTTTTCCATAGCTTCAACAATTCTGTAATCCTTGTCAAAACAAGCTATGTTCTTCGCTATTTCTGTAAAATCTTTCAAATCGTCAAGGTTCTGCCCCTCAAAGCTATCTAATCCGATTGCTTCAACCTTAGCCTTGACACATTCCATAATCTGTTTAGCCCATTTATGCATAATATCAAGCCTCCCTTACTGCGATTAAGTTACTATTCTGTACTTCAATAGCCTGTGTAGATGTATTTTGCACCGCTACTGTACTGCAACAGCCACAAGGTACATCAACATATGCCTGTGCTGATACATTAAAGAAATTCTCAACTGCTGCCGGTGTTACAATCATTCGTGTTGACTGTAAAGGCTCTCCGTCTACTGCTATGGCAAGTGAAATAGCTCCAACTGTACCGCCTGTCGGGATCTGAATGTTTCCGCTATAAGATACTAAAAATCTAGCCTTGCACTGATTTGTAATACCTCTTAACTTAATGACTCCGCTCCCCTGTCTGTGGACTATACATTTGCTACCACATACCGGTGTTTCTGTAAATGCAACATCTTCTCCGGCGGCAACTGTTTGTAATGCAATTCCTGTTATTTCCATTATCTTTACCTCTCTTTCAAAAAAATAAGGGCAAACATTATAGTCTGCCCTTTGATTATAAGTAATACTGCTTAGCAGACATAATCGAGTTAAACTCAATTAAGATACTCAATTATTCAGTTTTAGCAGCCGCATCCTGTATTGCAACCACATCCATAAGCATAAGCATTAGGATTAGGCACAACATAAGCTGGAATAGCCGTAGGATTTACAGAGTTGATAATCTGCTGTGTCTGAGCTGCCATCTGAGTTGTAAGAAGTGCGTTCTGTCTATCCTGTGATGCGGCTCTGCGTAAGTCGTTGTTCTCTGCTGTAAGTGTTGCTATCTTATCATTTGTTAAGAAATCAAGGATAGCTCTCGTTCCTGCCTGCTGGCTGTCGATAATATCTCTTGTGTTGTTGCACATTGTGTTCTGTAAAGCACAAGTGTTAGTTGCCATGTTGTAGTTTACGCCTTGAATAGCTTCTCTCGTCTCGCAGCAGCAGTTAGCAAGCTGTGCCTGTAATGCATTTGTATTCTGCATATTAGCGACTGTATCAGCGTTAATAGCCTGCTGTATGCCATAGCCGGTCTGCATAATATTTGTGTTAATGCCATTAAAGCCAGTGAGCATACTGTTGTTCATAGCGTAGAAGCCGTCACAAAGTCCGTTAGAAATGCCATCTAACTTGCTGATAACTGCTGAATTATCAAATCCTCTCTGAATATCAGCCTGTGTAGCCGCTGTCGCAACATAGCCACCGCCATTGTTGCCACCAAAACCGCCAAATCCACCATTGCCCCATCCAAAGAGTAATGCGAATACAACGATTATCCAAAGCCATCCGCCGTCAGCCCATCCGCCGTTATTGCCGTTACCGTCAATATTAGCGACTAATGGTACGCTGGCACAATTTGAGTTTGAAAACATATTGTTACCTCCTAAAAATATATTCATAAAGATGTCACCTAGGTAGTTTGCAAAGACATCTAATATGCTACTAATTACCAAATCTGCTTTTTATCTGATTAAATACATCATCTGCATTTAATCCCTTTTCCTTGCATAAATTTCTAGCCATCTGTTCTATGCCTTGCATATTGCCCTGCTGTGCCATCTGCATAGTGTTTTTCATCATAGGATTGCTCATAATCTGATTATTTCCCATCATCTGCTGTATAAACTGTTGCGGACCAGCTTTCATCATCTGAAAAATGTTAATTGGGTTCATTCTTCATCACCGCCTTTGCTTTGAGTTCTTGAAGTTTTTCTTTGTGTTCCTAAAGATTTATCAAATCTATCTTCCAACTGCCCTATTTTCTCTGATAATTCCTCAAACTTATTTAAGAATAGCTGTGTGCTTTCGTCTGATAGGGTAAATTTAGCGTTTTCTGCGTTAGACATAGAATTTACTGTCTGATTATCTTTTGGGGGTGTATAAGGCTTATACACAATCGTGTTAATTGTTCCGTCAGCATTCCAACCCTTAACATAAATCTCCGACATATCCTGCTTCGGGAAAAACGCCATTGAACCATCCATAGGCACTTCATTGGCGTTAATATTTTCAACTGCCTGTACTATTCTTCCGTTAATGCCTGCTATCTGCTGTGGCATAGGTTGTTGATTTGCTAAGGACATTTGCGTCCCTGCCACTGGCTGTTGTAAGCTCTGCTGATAATTTTGCAAAAAATTCATTCTATCCGCATATGGATTCTGCATAGGCATATAATTATTATTCATCATAGGTGTTGTCTGATAAGGATTGTTTATCATCTTCTACCTCCTCCAAGACTTCTTCGATTGCGTGGATAGCAAGAGATAATGTTACTAAGTCAAGTTTCTGCAATTCTTCTTTACTCAAGATTTTTTCTCTAACTTCATCAGAAAACATTCGCACTACCTCTCTTTCTGATTATATTTTGGCATAAAAAAAGACGGATTAACCGTCATGTTTCCGACAGTTATCCGCCAAAAATAAGCAAAAAAATAACGCCATTACGGCGTTTGCTAAACTTCTATGATTACTTTCTTGATTACCCCTTTATTTTTCTGCAAAAAGACGATGTTCAAAAAATCTCCTTTCATTCAGTGTTTATGCGGGTTTGCAGTGTTTCTTCTCCTTGAAAAAATAGCAGGGGATGAGAGAATCGAACT